ATATATACAAATGGTTCATATTGCCAACCATAATACCACAGAATAAATAATACACCCACAGAATAAACTAATAAAGTTGGGGCAACTATTTTTTCCATAATTGTCAATAGTATATGCTTCATTTTAATCTCCTTTGTTAGGTTGTAAATTCTTGCCTCCCAGCGTTTAAACTGGGAGGTCTTTTTTAACTGATAACAATGAAGCTCTTTGTCGGCTTTCTTAAATATTCGCCTGTGTTTCTGTTAGTCCATTGTTCAAACTCAATAACACGATTTTCAGATTTTAATCTTTTAAGATTGTGCTGTTCTTCAAGCTCTTTCAAGCTGTCGAACTCGTCATAAATTCCACACATCTCAATATAATCAAACTCTGTCTCTTGTCCTGTGTCTTCTTCGTATTGCTCAATATAGCTCCAAATAGTTTGAAGACCATTATAAGAGTAGTAGTTTTTACGACTCGGGAATAATTCGTTAATTGCTCTTATAAAAGAGGTTTCTGTTAGTGTCATTTTCATTGTGTTCTCCTTTGTTGGGGTTAATTAAATTTTGCCCCCAGCCGTTAAACTGGGGGGCTTTTTTATAGCTCGTGGTTTATTCTAATTTTAAGCTCTGCGTCTCCATTAGAATCGCTGTCATATCTTGGATTCAGTTGGCAAAAATCAACATCTGAATCATATTCTAACCACTCGCCGTAAACATTAACTACCTGCATTATAGAACTGGCTAAGCTCTCAACATTATTACCAAAATGGTTAGTAACGTTGAACTGCCTTAATGCTTGTTCGAAATGATAAGGATTTACATTTGCTAAGTTTCCAGAATCCCAATCTTTAGATTCAAATTCATCTTTAACTTTATGCTCGTTAAAAGATTGACCTGAAAGTTTAGAGTCTGCCCAATCTGATAAAATTGCTTTAATCTGTAATAGAGCTAGTTCTGAATTACTTAGAGTTATCTCTTTCTTATCTTTGTCTGTTGTTTGTAGTTTGTTCATTGTTTTCTCCTTTGTGGGGTTGTTTTAGTTTGCCGATTAAAGCGTCTAATCGGACGCTCACGGGCTTTAAATGAAATCTTTGGGGGTTTGCTTGGTTCGGGATACCTTAACGGCGTGACTTACTACTTACAGAACCCCCTCCTGTTCAAAGGGAGGTTTTAATGATTTTCCAAATTATCAAAGAACTTTCAAGATTTGATTTAAGGGCTGAGACTCAAAGGAGGGCTAGATATTCCCCTACGGAGAAACTATCTGACCTCTTTGTATTTCTGGGAGTACTGAGAGCTAATCTGTTCGTCGTGTCATCTAAGACTTTAACCTTGCTTTATCTCAAGCCAGTCTATCGGCTACCCTGTCAAATCTCTACTTTTCAAATAACTCAGTAACGAAAAACATCTTCGAAACTAAAAGAAGTTAACACTTTTTAGGTTCTTGTCAAATACTTTTACATATTTATCAAGTTTATAGTCAATAACTTTCTGGTATTAACTAGGGTAACACGCTCCCAATTTTGTACAAAGGACTAATTGATTGGGTTAAAGTGTCGCTTTAACCTTTGGCGTTTTTAGGTTCAAGTATTACTTTAACTTCAAGTATTACTTTAAGGTCTAGTTAAAGTGTTACTTTAAGGGGGTGTAGGGTGGATTCACGCCAAAAGTGGTAGAGTAGTAGTGTACCTTGCAAAGTAAAAAGTAACGACTAAGGGGTTATAAAAAATAATAATTTAATACAGTTATATTTAAAATCAAGATTTAAAAAATATTCTGTAAACGACTAATAATAATACACTTACAGGTTTTATATTAAAGTAAATTATTAACTTCTAAAAAACTAGACGACCAATCCAAAAAATAAGTAGTATTTTTGTTCAAGTTTCTGTTAAATTATGTGTATGCCAAGATATGATTATCAATGTTTAGAGTGTGATAAGGTATTTGAAGTGATTCAAAAAATGACTGATGACCCTTTAGAAGTATGCTTATGTGAAAAGGAACAATTCCTAGTAAAAAAGCTAATATCTTTACCCAAATTGGTCGTTAAGAACGAAAATACGATGTCAGATAGCGATTTACGCAAAGAATTAGATATAGATTAGTGTTTAAATACTGTTCTTTAATCAAAAAGAAATGCTCATTTGCTGGTAAAGAAAAGGGTATAACTTATTGTGGGTTACACACGGGATTACAGATACAAAACAGAATTGAATACATCAAGTCTTGTCCAAAGAAAAAATTTAAAAGGAGGTAGCTATGCCATACCATACAGGTAAAAAAAAGAAGAAAAAAAAGAAGATGAAAAAAGGTAAGAAAAAATGAAAGTAAAAGCTCCAAGAGGTTATCACTTTATGAAAAAGAAAGGTGGTAAATTTTCATTGATGAAACATAGTGGTAAGTTTAAAAAGCATAAAGGAGCTTCTTTGTATGCTAACTTTCCTATTCAAAAAAAACATAAATGACCAAAAAAAGTATATATAGTAAACCCAACGGTGCTGGTAAAGGCGACACGCCTAGACCTATGAGTATATCTAAAAAAGAATACGAAAAACGTTGGAATAAGATATTTGGTAAAAAAGAAAAAGGTAGAAAAGATGTGGGAACTATTTAAAGATAAAAACGAATACAACGAAAAAAATATTATAGGATTTCTTTCTTTTGCGCTGATGTGTGTTTTTGGTATCGTAGACCTAGTAATGGGTATCATTGGTATTGAATTACTAGTCAATGACTACATATACAACTCTTTTGTTTGGGTAACGCTGGGTTCTTTCGGTATTGCAGGAGCAGAAAAAGTCTATAAAAAATGAGAAAATCATTATTTAGAGAACGCACTAGAAAGTCAAATGGTGCTAAAAAAACTCGACAAGGTTTAAGCCATAATACAAAGTTTGGCAATAAACAATCTAAAAAACACTATAAGAAAAAATACAGAGGACAAGGTAAATGAAAACTGCATTGAAAAAAGTAAATCAAAAAGCAGCAATAGATTTGCTAATACATAACCCCAATCTATCTAAACAGCAATTAGCTAATGAACTAGAAGTTACAGAGCGTACAATACAAAACTGGTTCGCCGATGACCGTTTTGTTGATATGTATTATAAAAAATATATGGTAGAGTTTAATAGTCAGCTGCCAATGGTTTTAAATAGTATGGTTCGTGAAGCAGTTGAGGGTAATGTACAAGCTGGTAGATTAGTCTTAGAACACTCAGGTAAGCTCATTAAAAACATTAATGTTACTGTAGATAGCCCATTTGAGAAGTTTTTAAAAGCTGAAGAAATAGACTCTGCAGAAATTATAGACGCAGAAAGCGAAGAAGTTCAAGTAGCTGTAGAATCACTTCCAGAAAGAAATCCAGAAAACGACAAACCTTTAGCTAGAAAAAAGAAAGAAATAAAAAAAGTTGAAGACATAAAAGCTAAAAAGCCAAAAAGTAAAAAAAGCACAGATAGGGCTAAAAGGTATCAGTTATTACAGAGAGCTAAAAAAGTAGGATTAGAACCTTTGCCTAGTAGAAGACCGAGCAACTCAGAAAGAAGAAAGTGGATTGAAGAGCTTATCGAAAGAGAAGAGTCTATGAAATCCCGTAATCTTCAGGCATAATATCATACTCTTCAAACATTTCTGACATTTCCATAGAAGCAATCATAAAGTCTTTAGTATCTAAATATTCTTTCTTTGTAGATATTGGAGATATTTTTTGACAGATAAATCCTAAAAGTTCGTTATTAGCTTCTGCAAGTCTTTTAACTTGAATAATCATTTCTAATATATCTTTTATTTTTTTATCCATTATAAGTCTAATGTTGTACCTGTACCTATTTTACGCATTTTTGTTTTAATAAGGACTATAAAACGTTCAATAAATTTTTTTAATGCTCTTTCTGTAGAACCCAAAAGCATTTTTTCGCTTGTAAACATAGTTTTAAGTTCGTCTGTTGTGTAAATCCATTTTCTTTGAGGGTTATCTCCCTCTCCAAAAAGATGATATTGTGGATATTTTTCTTTAATAGTAGAACCTACTGAAACTGTCATATTAGGTTCATTGGTTCTCATCTGAATACTTTGAGCTAAATCTCCCATAAGAGTTAAAATTTTATTTTTATTTTTAAATTTAGACTTTTCATATTTTTCGTTCAAAGTTTTAAATCCTTTACCAGTTATATCAGTATTTGTTTTAAAAGTTTTTCTTACGTCTTTATGTGCATCACGACCTATATCAAGTATTGTGCGATACATAACACGTTTTAATTGTTTTTCGGTTGCTTTCTCGAAATCTAAATTACTGTGAATCTCTACTTGGACTTTCATCTACGACCACCTGCGATAAATTAATTTGTTTGTTTTCTTCTATAATTCTTGAGGCGTCTTCAATGCTTAAGTCTTTGTTTTCTGCAGCTAGTAACTGTGGCTGTGTAACAAGATTGTGTTTTAGCTTATATTCATTAAGCATAATCTTATCTTGTGGAGTCATTGGATATTCTACTTCTGAAAAATCTACTTTAAATTCTTTAGGGTTTGGTAATCCCAAACTATTCATTTCAGATAAAGCATATTCTACTCTGTAGAAGTCTTGTTCATATTGACGATATAATTCTTTGTCATCGATAAAGTCTTCGTGGCGCTCGAGGTCTTTAATCATTAAAGAAATACCACTAGGTACTTCCCCTCCTGACTGAGCAAAGGTTACAAATAAGTGATTATTTAGCGCCACTAATTCTATTTGCCATTTAATATTTTCTATTACGTCTCTTACATTACCCTCTGGAGATACAATATCATAGTTTGTACCCTCTGGTAAAGTAAGAATTTCATCTGAACCACCTCTAACATTACTATTGTCTGATATAATACCAGTAACAACTGGTTGTCCAAACATTTGGAATCTTAAACCAAGTTGCATTTCTGTCATTGTAATATTAATATGTTCATTAGCAGAAACTAAATCAGATGCTCCCTCAACAAAGAAAGAATCAAGTTGTTCTTCTCTGTGTGAAAAAACAAAAGGTAGTACACCTAGATTATGTTCTATTTCTTCTAATATGTTACCATTATCATCAAATTTAATGTGTGTATCTTTATCCCAATAAGCATACATTAATTCATCAGTATCTGATAAATCTGCGTGTCCGTGCATCATAGGATATACAATAGCTTCTGGTTTATAAGGGTTGTCTCCAAAGTATGGCTCGAAATAATAAATAGGTCTATAATCAAATTTTTCATCTACGGTATCGTACATAACATAAGTAGCAGTACTGCCTAATAATCTAGTCATACGCTCCATTTGTTTCATACGTGCATTTTTAACGCTAGTCAAATCATCGTATTTTGCATTTACATTTCTTTTAGCACCAATCGTATAAATTTTAGACATACGATTTACAAACTTTTTAACAATGTTTGTGTTGTAGTGTGGAATTTCCTGAAATGCGTCAGATTTAAAATAATTTTCTATATATTGTTCAGTTAAAGAACCAGAGTAGTAATCTAAAAACTTTCTTACTTCTTCTCTTCTAGCTTTTGCTTGTTCTTCTTTGAAATTTGTTAGTGAATCTTGTATAATTTCTCTAGCTGTTAATACCATAAATGTTTCCTTTAACGTGATATTCTTCCAATGAAGTTACTTCTAATTGGAAATCTATTCAATATAAAATATCTAAAAGCATCGCAACCGTGTTCATTGT